GTTAAAGTTACTAGAACTGATGAAGATATTATCATCCCTAAGTAGGGTGGCATGACCCGTGTGCCATAATAAGGTCAGGCATTCTAGTTCGCACCCACAACGGGTATAGTTGTAGTGGTGTGGCAACCACGAATGGATGGTGCACTGAGGCGCGCAGTGACTTGTGGGGGGGTAATCCTCCCACATGGGCTGGTTAAGCTAGCTAATGAATGGTAAACATTAGTTCAGCACTAGTCGGGACAAGCGCATTATAAGAACATTCACCTAAGTATATTGGAGCCAAGTATGGGGGTCATGTAGATGACACCTCTACATGCGACGGAGGGGCATGTAGAAACACAGTGGAATCTGTTTCTTTCCTGGGGGACCATATCCAAATTTACACTTTAACTAACTACCATGGCCACAATTATCAAGAATCTGCGATTGAAAGTTGTTTCAGGGGTTTCCTCAGCCCTTGTTAAAGTTGTAAGTAACAATGTTATGATAAGTGATAACAATGTAGTATTGGCCGGTTGCGTCGTTGCATCCGGCCTGTTGGTTTTGAAGCATGTTTACCTAATGGAACATGCTTCAGATCAGGAGATTAGTCAGCTAGTTGATAGAGAAGTTGAGGAACTATCAGCTGAGCTGGTTACAGAGGGTAAGCCAGATGTATCGGACAATACAGTTGGCCCGATAGTAACCTGGAGTAATGAACGGTTTGCTATTGGGATGACAAGCATGGTTCAAGAATCTAGTGATTCAACTGATCCATTGCTGGTCGGGGCTGTCCAGTATATTAATGACCCTATTGAGACTAAGCTTCATAGAAAGGTGGTTCGTCGCCACCGTATGAAGTATGTTAACACCGTTGTTGCAGAATGTAAGTTAGTTTTTGGTGTGCCGAAGCACTCCGAAGCTAATTACAAAGCGGTGCGTAGAGTAGCTGTGAAGCTAATGAAAAACCACGGCGTAAGACCATCACACATCAATTCTATGTTACCAAAGATTGTTGAAATGGTGTTTATGCCGAGCTGCTATGAATTAGAGGCAAAACGACTTGCCAATAGTAGTGCCGCATGGAAGCGGGTTTCTGAATACCTTACCCTTTCCGGTTTAAGTCCGGGGGCATGGTTTTCAGGTAGCAGCTGAGGGGGCTTGGCTACAGTTGATGGAGTGTCTCATGTTTCTACATTGAGTCACCCTGGCTTAACCATCAACTATAGCCAGGCTGAAGCCAGGACCAGAGTTCTTAATGTTTTAATTGGCGTTTCCAATGAAGAACGGGTCCTTAAAATTAATAACGCCGATATTCGCACATTAGCAGCAGCGCTATTAGAGCGCATGTATTTTTGCAAGGTAGGTGGAGAGTTTGTTGCTCCACCAAAGGTTTCACAACAATTGGTGTTTAACCGATTGAATGTTTTCAGGAATCGTGTTAGAAGAAATATGCCTTTCTCACCCCACAAACTATCTCCGGAGGATTTCGTTGAGATGTTTCAGGGACGTAAGAAGACTATTTATGAAAATGCTTTACCTGAATTTTATCAATCTGGGGTGAAACAATACCATGCAGTGAGTTCTGCTTTTGTTAAATGTGAAAAAGTTAACCCCACTAAAGCACCTAGATGTATCCAACCCCGTAATCCCGTTTATAATATCGGGGTTGGTAGTTATCTTAAGCATATTGAGCACAAGATTTACAAAGCAATTGGTAACGTGTTTAATGATGATGACATTGTGGTTGCGAAAGGGGTAAATGTCGAAGAGTTAGGAGCCGCTATAGAACGCAAGTGGAATAGGTTTCAAAATCCAGTAGCAGTTGGTGCTGATGCCACCAAATTTGATATGCATTGTTCCCCTGAAATATTGAAGTGGGAACATAGCTTATACCAGATGCTGTATCGTGGTGATAAGGAACTTGCGCGGCTTCTAAGCTATCAGATCAACAATCGGGGTGTTGGTTATTGTGATGATGGATCCCTTAAATATAAGGTTAAGGGTCGACGGTTTTCCGGGGACATGAACACTGCTCTCGGTAACTGTTTAATCATGTGCGGTATGATGTGGTCGTATGCCAAGGAGCGCGGTGTGGACATAGCTTTCATTAACAATGGTGATGATTGTGTTGTTTTCATGGAGCGCGAGGACTATCCACGGTTTGTCGTGGGTTTTGACCAGTGGTTTCTGGATTTGGGGTTTCGTATGGTAGTGGAACCACCTGTCTATGAGTTTAATAAAATTGAATTCTGTCAAATGAAACCAATTCGTACTATCAGAGGGACCGTTATGGTTCGTAACTTTGATACCGCGCGTGAAAAAGATTCATGCTCCTTTCTACCTCTCTCCAATGAAAATGAGGTTAGAAAGTGGTTATGGGCTGTGGGTGAATGTGGGTTAGCATTGACAGGTGGTGTTCCTGTGTTTCAATCATTTTACCGATGGTATATGAGACATGGAGTTGTTTCTAATGTGAAACATGCTGTTCAAATGCAAAGTGGAGCTAGCTTTTTAGCCGTTAGGTTGGAAAGCGTTGAAAGAGAAATCACCGCGACAGCACGTGATGATTTCATGGTCGCTTGGGGTTTGACTCCAGATGAACAATTAGCTCTAGAGGAATATTATGATGATCTTGATTTTCAATATTCCAAAACCCACATTGAAAATTTGGAAGAGATACTTGGAGCTCCCTTCTAGATGTTCACTTATGGAAATTGGTGTGGGCCTGGATGGTCCAATGGCTTAGCGCAAACCTCTGTTAGAGGTGATGCCATTGCTATTGATGACTTTGATGAAACCTGTCGTAATCATGATTTTGCTTATGCTGATAATTCTGACCTTAAACAGGCAGATTATCAGTTTTTTAAACAAAATTTTGGTAATGGGTTCACAAGGTCATTAGCAGCTGTAGCTGTTGGCCTTCAAGGCCTTTCACGGCCCGATGATAAACATCCTCAAAATTTATCACAAAATATTATGACTAAAAATAAAAATCTTCGAACTGCGGCAGTCAAGCCGCAACAACAACAAATCACTGCCAAGAGTAGACCTAAGAACAGTACAAATACTGTGGGTGCTCCTGTTGCCATTGGAAGTGTGGTCCGTAATACAAGACCAACCCACATTCAAACCAAAAATGGGTCGATCCTACGTGGTACCGATTTCATTTCACCGGTTGAATGTCAGGGTGTTACAACCTTTGGTTTAGGAAAGTCAGCAATGCTGAGTCCAGCATATTTCTTAGGTACCTTTATTGGTAATATGTCGCGATCATATGAGAAGTACCGTTGGAACCGTTTGCGTATCCATTATATACCTAAGGTGGCTACTAGTGCCAATGGTCAGATTGTGTTGTGTAGTTCCCATTCAGTATCTGAGCCATGTTTGGCTGGCGAAGCTGGCACATTTCTCCAACGAGCAATGTCCCAGGGCAATGCATCTTTAGGACCACTATGGATGGCTAATTACATTGACATTGAATGTAAGAAGGACTATCTTATGGTAGATCCTGCTACCACGTCTGATCCTGATGATTCCATTGCTGAGGAATTGCAGGTTTACACTCAATCTACGGTTTCTGGTCAAGTTGGATACTTGTATGCCGAGTATGAGTTGGAGTTTTCAGAGATGACTTTTCAACCACACTCAACATCATTGCCTATTCCTACTGGACCAGGGTTAAGAGTGTCCCTTGTCGATGAGAATGCAGTAAATGCTGCTGGGGATGATTGGAGACTGACTGATCCATCTGGTGGGCTTAATCTTCCAAACATCCCTAATGGCACCATTTTTCGTGCAGTCTTCGACATTCAGGGTAGCGCCGCATATACTGGTGGTACTTTTAGCACTGGTTATGATATTGGTGTTAATGCCCGAAGTGCGATTACAACATTGGCACAGACAACTTCCACACTTGTGTTGCGGGGTGGAACCACCGTGTATTTCCTTGTGTACAACACAGGAGTGCAGGTATACGGCAGTCTCGAGGCTGCGATCAATGGTATCGGTAGTGGGCAGATTTTTATGCACGCTGCGTCAACGGCTCAGGGATTGTATGCGTTCGATACGGCGCTTATTCGCTTGGGTCTTACCACTCTTCCGCAGGTGCAATAGATATGCTGCATTGATCACACTCTTGATCAACATTTTGTTGTTGGTGGTTTCAGGTACCACATTGTCTATTAATTAGATGAACACCTGATCACATTTAACTTTTATGTTTGTATTTTATATGGATGAAAACGAAATAAAAATGCTGCATATGTTGGGTCTCAAAATCTGTTGGAAACAGTACCTTGTTGAGTGAAAGATCCTGTTTGCTGTCATACAGCTGTAGAAACCATTCACTGTTCACGTCTCAATCATGTTATGACTTAGGGTCGAGTTTAGCCAGCGTAGAACTCGAGAGGCACCCGAAAGCCAATATGTCGTTGGAAGCATGCTTGGTAAGTGATGAAGAGAGTGGAATCTACGATTTATGGTCATGGTAGCCGACATGACCAGTGCGAATGGCGAAACAGAGTTTCGCATCACCCCATAGTGCAGTAGCGATACTGCAGGGCTTCTAGGGGGGTATTGTGCTAG